TTGAATGGTTCTGAGTTTTTAAAAATGGAAGATTCCATTGATGTATTTTTAGAAACTATACTTCCAGAAAAACAACAGTTTGTTCAGAATCTTTATGGCAATATTGACTTTAAGGATGCCAAGAACAGTTACTTGCATCTTGCTCTGACAGATATGGCTTATGTGGCTGGAAATGGATGGATTGGAAACAAGACACAATTTTATCAGCATCTTAATAATCTAATATCAACTGGTGATAAAAAGTTCTTAGGTGTTTGGGGTGAAGAAAATAAAGATACAATATTTGGTCAAATGACAATGGATGCCAATGCTCAAAAAAGAAAAGGTCAGGGAGGAAATTCCCATAGACTAGAACAAAACGCTTTCTATATTCAATCGTGGTTTAATGGTTCTAAAATATGGAAACAAGAAACAACAGAAGAATAAAATTAAATGGGTGATTTTATAGCGACCATAGGAAAGCCTTATAGTGCTATTGACATAACTCCTGATAGAAAAACTATTTGGGGTGATTTTAATAATTTTGGAAAAAGTATGCATCTTGGATTTTTCAAGGAAAATATTTTTGCAATGGCAATCGCTGATTCCACAGTAAAGCAAAGAGTACAGTTCCAAGATACAGAAGCGTACAATGTTTTCAATGATCCTCAACTGGCTGATGTATATGAGGATATGGGATACTTCATGCACTCTGGATCATCTCAAGAAACATCTTGGCTGTTGGCAAGAAAAAAAGCAGAAGATGAATATGCAACTAACTCGCCGGGTTACATTACTGGTAGAATACTAGGAGGATTAACCGATCCTACTGCATTACTAATGTTTTCCAAAGTAGGAAAATTCTTTTTTACTGGAAGCAGATTGGCTCGAAGCAGTAAGGTTGGAATGGCTCTTGGTGGCGAAGAAATAATCAAAAGAAAATTAGATAGAGCTAGGACATTAACAGACAGTATATTGATAACTGGTGGTGGTTTTGTCTTACCAGCCATCTTTCCGGGAATAGCTAGAACAAGTCCAGAAGCAAAAAAAATATTCAAGCTCTTTGACAAGAGGGCAGATAAGTTTGATTTACTTGATGATGCAGTAAGTAAAGCTGCACAAGATGTTTCACCAATGGCTCCACAAACTGTTAAAGGTACAAAGTTTCAATCCTTATCAGATGAAATAAGTATATTAGAAAAAGAAATTAAACGATTGGACAATCCTTGGGGTGGAGGGCCAACTGGATATTTAAAAATTAGAAAACAAAAAAAATTAAAAAAAGAATTAGAAAAAAAGAAAAAACAATTAAAAGAAGAAGAAGAAAGTCCATTTCTTGAAGGATCAATAGGAGCTGCTAAAATACGAACAACCTTTTCAGAAGATGAATGGCTGGAAATGGAAAAAATAGCAAAGACGGGATTAGGATGGTTTGGAGAGAAGGGAATGTGGACACCTATATTTAGAACATTAAAATCAAGTTCATTGACTGCAAAAGAAGCCATTGGTAAGCTGTTGGAGAATCCATTATACCAAGTTAAAAACTTTAAGAATGTTGCAAGTGAACAATCAATAGAAAGAAACATTGCCCGTAGAAAAGTTCAGGTCTTTAAGGCTGAAACGGAAATAGAGGATTTATACAAAGTGTATCTTCAGCGAATGGGTAAGAGAGTTCCTAAGACAAGAGTAGGATTATATCTACAAAAGGATTCAGAAGGCATCATATCCTTTAGTCAATTTAAAAGAGCAATCTTTTTAAATCGCATTGGCAGTCCAAGTGATTTGGCAAAGATTGACGAAGTAGCTAAAGCTGCAACAATAAGTGAAAAATACATTTATTCATTAGGAAAGGAATATGACGAACTGGGTATTCCCCTTATGTATATTGAACGACAAATATCAATAACAAAAAGTTTAATGAAAAATGCAAAAGGAGCAAAATTAGGTGGGTTAAAAAAAACATTAGCGAAGCTAGAAGAAAAATTAGAGTATATGAAATCTAACGGATCACTGGCTAAAAACTATGTCAATAGAGTTTGGTTACGGGATCAGGTTGAATCAAGATGGGAAGAATTTAGGAACATAGTTATTCCTATGATTAAAGCACGAAATCCAAAACTAACAATGGAATCGATAGAAGAAATACTTGAATCAGTTAAATCAGCACAGCCTTATGTTCGGTTTGATTCCAAGAGCAGTAATCCTTTAGCTATTTCACGACACTTCAGAACAAGGGAATTACGATTAAGCAAAGCAGATGAAGAAAAACTTGCTGAATTGGGATTCATTGAAACAGATTTATTTGTTCTTCAAAGATTGTATTTCAATTCAGTTGCTCCTGATATTGAATTGACAAAAGTCTTTGGTGATCCAATGATGTCAGGTTTTAAATGGTCGCCTGATTCTGGATACACGCAAGGAATAAATCAAATTGTTGAAGAATATAATAAAAGAATTACTAAAACAAGATCAAGGTCAAAGAAGAAAAAATTAGAGAAAGAAAGAGATGAAGTTGTACAAGACTTAAAAGCTGGTAGGGATTTATTAAGGGGAACATATGGATTGCCTGATAATCCTCAACGAGCTTTCAGTCGTGGAGTAAGAATGATGAAGCTCTACAACTCAATGACAATGCTGACTGGAGCTTTGGCTGCAGTACCAGATGTCGCCCGTATCCTTATGACTTCTGGAATCAACAGAGGATTCAGAACATCGTGGGATATGTTCACCAATGTCTTAAGCACGGAAGTATTAAAGCTCTCTCGTAATCAAGCATACTTGTCAGGAGAAGCATTGGATATGGTTCTAGGTTCTAGAGCTATGTCTATGTATGATTTGGAAAATGCCTTTGGCGTTTTTAACAAATTAGAGAAGGGTGTTAGTCGTACTGGAAATATGTATTTCACTTACATCAATCTGATGAATCCGTGGAATACTATGATGAAAAGCTGGGCGAGTGCAGTGAACGGTACTCGTATGCTGGAAGAAATAGAAAATTGGGTTATTAAAGGAAAGATAAGCAAGAACAACAAAGCAAAACTTCTTAATTCAGGAATTGATGAAGTGGCTGCTAGAAAGATTTGGGATCAATATATAAAGCACGGATTGGGAACGGGAGCAAACAAGGCTGACTGGAAACAAGTTCGCATCGCCAATACAGAGATGTGGGATGATGAAGCAAGAGCTACTGCTGACTTATTTCATAATGCTTTAGGTCGTGACATAAACATTACAATCGTTACACCCGGCAAAGGAGAAGTTCCTTTATGGTTCAATACGGAAATGGGTGGTGTTATTGTTCAGTTCAAGAAATTTGCTGCTGCTGCAACTCAACGAATGTTGATGAGAGGTATGCAAGAAAAAGATGCAGCTTTCTTTGGTGGAGCATTAATGCTGTTGGCTGCTGGAGCAATGGTGGATGCTACTCGTCAAAAAGCGTTTAACAGAAGTTATGCGAAAAAACCTTTCGGACAAAAGATTGTTGATGCGTTTGATAGAAGTGGTTTAGGTGGAATTTTTTCTGATATGAATAATATTCTCGAAAGACTGACTGACAATAAAATTGGATTAAGACCAACTTTGGGAGCTGCTAGACCTTACAGCAGTTATACGCAAAAGAACATTATGTCTGGATTTGGTCTGTTCGGCCCGACTTCCTCTCAAATAGGAAACATATCCGATCTTATGTGGGATTGGGGAAGGGGTAAGCATACGCATTATTCGGCAAAGAATGTGCGTAGACTAATACCTTTCCAGAATGTATGGTATCTGGATAGCTTATTCGACCAAGTAGAAAAAGGATTAAGATAAATGGCAAGTATTACGATATCAGATACCAGTCCTAGAGTACAGTACACTGCCTCTGGTTCACAAACTGCGTTTTCAGTTGGCTTTGAGTTCTTCAATGCAACTGATTTAAAGGTCATTCATACCAATTCAAGTGGCACGGATGCCACCCTGACCTACGCCACATCACCATCTAGTGCAGCGCAATACTCGGTTGCTGGAGCTGGAGTTACTGGTGGTGGCTCCATTACTTTAGGTGGAGGAGCAACTGCTGGAGATATATATACAATTTACAGAGATTTGCCGATTGCAAGAAGTTCCGACTTCCCAGCATCTGGATCGTTTTCGGTAGAAACTCTCAATACGGAATTAGACAAGATAGTTGCTATGATGCAACAGAACGAGGACAACTTAAAGTTCTCCCCTAAAGCTGCTGCCTCAACAGCAAATACTTATAACCTGACATTTCCAAATCTGGTAGCGAATAAAATCTTATCCGTTAATAGTGCTGGAAACGCTTTGGAGTTTGACCAGTCAATTACTGATGTTTCAACTGTCGCTGGACTTTCAACTGAAATTGCAGCGCTGTCTGCTGTTGACACGGAGATAGGATTGCTCGGCACTTCAGCAGTAATTACTGACTTGGGAATATTAGGAACTGCTGATGTAGTTACCGACATGAATGTTTTAGGAACTGCTGATGTCGTGTCCGATATGAATACACTCGCTACCTCTGACATTGTTAGTGATATGAATACTTTGGCAACTTCTGCCAATGTTACTGCAATGGGATTACTTGGTAATTCCACAACTGTAACGAATATGGGATTACTTGGAACTTCTGCAGTCATTACCGATATGGGATTATTAGGTACAAGTGCTGTTATAACGGATATGGATTTACTTGGCACAAGTGATTGTGTTGCTGATATGGCAATACTTGGAACTTCTGATGTTGTAGCTGATATGAATACCCTTGCTACCTCTGCAATCGTTACCGATATGGATTTATTGGCGACCTCTGCAAATGTAACAGCTATGGGTTTATTGGGTACTTCAGCTAATGTAACTGCTATGGGATTGCTTGGAACAAGTGCTGCTGTGGCTGATATGGCTCTCTTGGGAGATTCTGCTGTCATAGCCGATATGGCTTTACTGGGAGATTCTGCTGTTATTGCCGATATGGCAATTTTAGCTACATCAGATATAGTAAGCGATCTTAATACTCTTGCCACATCTGATATAGTTTCTGATCTGAACACTTTGGCGACTTCGGACATAGTTTCCGACATTAATGTTTTAGCGACTTCGGACATTGTTTCCGATCTTAACACTCTTGCCACCAGTGATATTGTTTCTGATATTAATATTTTGGCAACAAGTGATATTGTTTCCGACCTCAATACTTTGGCAACCTCTGATATTGTATCAGACCTTAACA